GTCGGAGGGCCCTATCTCCTGTATTTAGTTATTTGATGTTATAGTCAACGAAAAGAATGGTAAAAAAGCATAGCGTTTTGGTAAAATTTTGTTTATTTTTGTGCTATGTAAAAAACCGGTTAGTGTTAGTAGTGATTAAATGAGCAGCAGGAAAGCTGTGAATAAAAGCAATAATAGTGAGTGGCGGAAAGCCGTATTAAGAATTGTATGAGCAGCAAGAAAGCTGTGAAATGAAGCAATAAATAAGTGGCAGAAAGCCGTATAAAGTATTTACAGAGGGGAGAAATTAATTCCAACCGTCATTTACATTCTCGGTGTGTTCGCGATCCCATTCGTTTTGACGAATTCTGGGAGAGTCCCCAGTCTTCGGATAGGGATGGGAATCTTTCACGTGTTGCCGTATCAGGGAGTTCGCTTCTTTCATCGTCAGGTAGAAAGACGATAAAAGCGTACAATCGATCGCCTGTATTAAAGGTGTATTTATTGTAGAAGCGACGTCCGTTAAAATGGAGCTTAACTTCTGGATAATCGGAGCATCGAAATGTCGATCGTCCAAGTGAAGCTGGGACAACAGGTGAAGCAGGGTGGAAACTTGGTAGCGTAGGGACTGGCGGTAGGCCATTGCTGGATGCCGTGCGTCGAAACGAACCATTACTCGATGCCTGGCCAGATAGTGCAGTGTTGATGTTGTGTTGATGACTTGATGAATGTAAAGTTCGTAAGTGTTCAACATGCTGGCGGCGAGTTTGTGATGAATGTTTGCAATAAGGGCAGATTTTCATGACGGTGAGAATAATAATAGAAAGCGTGTTCAAAAGGGCATTTTAGAGGGCTTCTATGCCTTGGGATAGTAGGTTGACACCACCGGATATCATTCCGACGGGACCTGGGAGGATGGAACCATAGGCTGAGAGCCTTTTGATGATTTGAAGTACGCGATTCCAGAAACTGGCATTCATGCGTACGGGAACGGCGAGAGGTAGTTGAAGTACAACTTCAGCGTAAGCACGCATGGCAAGTTCGTCTTCAGAAGGTGAAAAAGCGGAGTAATCGTATAATGGCGAATTGTTAGCAACAGCGTATTCAACGCAAGCCCATGTTTTGATCGTAACGGACTGCGTTTGTGTGATGCCGCTGATTTTAACCAGAGTCGCTTCAAATGTGTTGTCGAAACCAGCGAACTGGCCTGACAACTGCATGAAATCGACAGCAGCGTTGAAAACCTGGGGCATAGCACCGGTTTGCTCGATAATGGGGGCGAAAGCTCGCTCCGCACCATTTGCGTAGGCGGCAGTATATATGCCTTCGAACAAAGTGCCGTTGTACATATCACAATTGGTGGAATTGATGGAATCAAAACCAGTTATCGTGTTTCGATCTGTAGTGGAAGCCGCGAAACCTCGTTCAATGAATTTGATGGGTATCTTGAACGAGGAGATACTACCTGACCATGTCATTTGGTTGTTGTTGGAAATGATTTCGATATGATTTGAGACATAACGGAAGGCATTGACAACATTAGCAGTTTGAATGGTGGGTAGTAAAGTGGTAGAGTCGGCGTAATAAACAGGGGTCCAGACAGCGGAAGCTGGGACGGGGCCGACTGCGGCTAATTGATCGAAAGTCCAATACGCCACTCCGGGGGTAGGAAGTATGACATAATAATAATCTCGGATGGTTAAGAGATTAATCGGTTGCACAATACGATGTTTCTTAAGTAATGTGCGACCTCTGAAAGAATCAGGGATGCCAGTGACTCCCGTGGAAAGAAAATCAGGAGGGGCAAAAGCGCATTTGAGATACGCCATGCCGGTCGGGGTAATTTTGTTGCCGTATTTTCGAATGGTTCTCGAGACAATCCGGGGTTTTCTATTAGTGGAAGTAGAAGGTTGATTGGGCATTCGGTAGCCCATGGTTGCTGGAGGCATTCTGCGCTTTGGAGGATTTTTGCGTTTAGGAGCAGGATTGCGTGGGCGGGGTTTGTTTTTGGGTTTAGAATTCTTTTGGGGCATGATTAAATAATAAAATATATATGTTGCGAAAAGAGATGAGTAAAATGAGAATAATAATAATAAAAAAGGACATTCACAAATCAGAACTAGTATTTTTGCCTGCTGATAATTGACACTCGATACAGAGTGTGGTCAAAGATCTTGAAGTGTATCGGTACTAGTTTTGCATAGCAGTGTAACTGACATGTGAACGGGAGATAGGGCCCTGTGATATTTTAAGAATTGTAATAATATGGCACCTTATTGACGTGAGTGAGTGTTTTGAAATCTTGATCACCCATCTGATAAAGGTACGATATTAGCAATTTGATTTCACCAGGAGTTGGTGGTTTGGTGAGTTTTTTCGCATAGAATTTGTGTAAAGTGTCGACACCTGTTTCGTAGATGCTGGTGTCCATGTACATTTCGAAACCGTTGCGGAGTGATATTACTGTTTCGTCATAATGGGCTCGGTCGCGGTACATTTTGGTGAGGAATTTAAGTAGTCGACGTAGAGGGTCTGGGATTAACGCTACTCGGTCATTCGTTTCGATGAGGATCTTGCCAGCGAATTCAAATATGTCCGAACTTTCGTCTTTGAGCTGCAAACCGCAAGATGTTAACCAATTGGCACCTTGTTCAGAAAATTTGCAGTGAGTTGCGGAGATGCCAGAATCGTCACCGGTCACAGCGAAAAGGAAAAGCTGTTCCCAAGTGTAGACTGTGCTGATAACGCAAGCATTGTAGAAAGTATTTCGGATCCAGGTTTCAAATTTGCCGGAGAGCATCATAAGTAGACCGTTGAGATTCGCGCAAGGGTTTTTCATTTGCCAGTGCAGGCAGTCGTGAATGTACTGGCTAATTAAACCAGGTGGCATACCGATGCACCAGTAAACAAAAGCCATCAAAATGACGGCCATTAAACCTTGCGTGGAGTCGAATTCAGTAAAATCGCCGAGCGCGTAATTAGATTTACATTCAGCGGGTCGGCGAGAGATTAATGTAGCGATGATGGCGGACAATTCGGCGTCTGGCATGTTGGCAGCGAAAACGACCTCATTTAGAACAAGCTTCGGAAGGATTTGTGAAAAAGTTCTTCCAAATGCAGCGTAAAGCATATTGATGTTCTTGTCGTATGAGCTGATGCCCTGAGAAGCCTTAGTAGTATTGAAAGGTTCGTCCGTCATTTTCGGTTTGACTTGATTTTTCGGAAAAAATGTAACGTTGAAAGCCTGTACGCTCTCAATGAGCTTATCGTATTGTTCGCGGGGAACGACCTTTTTGTCGATAGCATGGAGATATTGTTGCACGTGGTAGGTCAGTTCTTCAGTGCGAATGCGATTCGATTGGAGCTTGCCGGCAAATTTGCGGGCTTTAGGGCTGAGGTGTTTGCACATTTCGTCGGCTAACCAATGGTAATTTTTGTTTTCGGGTGGGGGCATTTCGACGTCATCTTCGCTGTCGACGGCCAACTTTTCGGAGAAGGAGTTGAACATCTTAGCGGCCATTTGTATGCCTGCGTCCCAACTGGTAATGTTAGGCTTTTTCTTGTATCTTTTGAACATGCAATCCACTGCGTTGATAACATCCGTGGATTGTAAGCGTGCTGGGGATATGTTAGGTAAAACCATATATCCAGAGAATTTGCTTCTGAGCATGTCCAAGAATTTGTTCGTTTTGATGGTCATACGTTGTGAGCCTTCAAATTCAAAGTGAGGACGTAGGAATTCGGATATGGCTTCAGTGGCGTCAGGGATGTCGAATGATTTGCGAAGGATGGCAATAATTTCACTAGAATCAACTCTGTTTTCGAATAGTAATTGTTCATTGATAATAGTACGGGTCCAGTATTTTGGGCGTATACCAACATATTTTTGATTTAACATTTCGTACGGTAATTTAGAGGAATGAATTTGTAATCCGTACTTTTCCATATTGATAGCTAACTTGGAACCGTAGTAATCTAAAGTAGAGCGAAAGGTGGAGACACCAGTACCGTACATAACTAGTTTCGAACTATGTCTGGAAATAGCAACGATGATGTGAGCGGTTGCATCTGTCAAATTATGATCGATGGCATAGTTGTCAACATAGAAATATGCGACGCTGGTATTTTTGCCTTGAGAACAATGAATGGTAGACGAATGATTGACGATAGCTGTGAGCTGATTGTAAGAATAATGAATGCCTTTGCCGTATATCTTTTGGAGTTGATCGAAACAACCGTCCATCCCTTCGATGTATATGATGGAATTGGCGGTAGGGTTTGAAGAAGTGGCATTTTCATATCCAAGAGCGCGTGAAATGAGAGTAATGTCCTGCGGCGAGCGGTAGGTGTGTTCAGTGGCGAAACGCTTGCAAATATCGCCGAAGTTAGAATATTTAGTGAATATTTTGCCTTCAGTGAAATCAATAGCATTGATTTGCAATCGATCGCCTAACACAACAACTTCAGCTTGAGAAAAATGAGCAACGCAGTAAATGAAGTCGATGTGAAACATGAAAATTTCATCAATAATAACGATGTCGACTTTTCTCTCGTTTTTGAAGAAGGTGTGGAAAGTATAAGCTTTGAATCCTTCTTGAGCGTAGTTGGCGGCGAGTTCTTTGCTGTGAGTGATAAAAGCATGTTTTCTGTCCGCTACAACTTTGCGCATAATGGTAGTTTTGCCACATCCGAATATACCGGTAAAGACTTTAATTTTTAGTGATCGGATATTGTTGTTGGAGAGTTCTTGTAATCGAACAGGGGAAGTGTTGCAGAAGTCAGCATAATAGTGTTTGTAGTCAGATTTATAGCATGCTGAAAGGGGAACGTGGAAATCAAAACCTTGAACGTCGCGTTCGGGTTTGGCGTAGACATGAGTAGAAAGGCCTCTGATCCATTGGTAGATTGCGGAACGACGAGTCGCTTCGATAGTGTAGATGTAAGATTCGATGGTTTCAACCATGGCTTTCGACTTGGTGGCCGTATTGTAATTGCCGATGGCGTAAAACTCATTGTTTACTTCTAATGAATGTATGGGTTTGACTAAAATAAGATTACCCATTATGTTTACAACTTTCTGAATCGTGAGCGGTCTGTCGGTGTACAATTTAAATATAATCCAGCTGTCGGAGCTGGCCAATACGTGGATGCAGTTGAGTATGTTGTCGATGGTCTTGTCTAGTGAGTCTTTGTCGCCAAGGTCAGAGTAAAAATAGACGAGTTTACGTTGGATGGTGGGGGTTGGGAAAGGTGTTTCGAGGTCGTGAAGAAAAATGCTGGTGTAATTCTTTCGATATTTTTCGCGGATGATAAAATTGTCGTC